GCTAAGTTATGTGCCGCAGGGGTTAAACTTCGTGACCAGGTAAACAATGCCTACCCAGATAGAGATAAATCTAGTGATGGCTGGATTGCAGACGCGCGACATCTTGCCGCAAGTACTTCAGACCATATACCCGATTCTCAAGGCTGGGTACGTGCCCTGGACCTGGACCGGGATTTATCAGGTAAAAGTAAACCAGACCTTATGCCATATCTTGCGAATCAGATTCGTACACTGGCAAAATCTGACGGACGAATTTCTTATATTATATTCGCTGGAAAAATTGCCAGCCGAAAAAGCCTATGGCGTTTCATTAAGTACCGGGGGATTAACCCGCACGATAAGCATATGCACGTCTCGTTTACAAAGAATGGCGACCAGGACGGTTCGTCGTTTAATCTCCCACTACTCAAAGGATAAATAATGAATATGAAAAACCCTGCAATCCTTACAGCCGGAGCGTTCTTATCTGCTTGGGCTGCTTCTAACTTCGCAGCCGATTACCGTTCGATTTTATGGGCTGTTCTTGCAGGGGTGTTTGGTTATGCCACACCACACAAAAAATAATGACTGTAGAGGACATAGCGGTTCTTGCTGTTGCTGCTACGACCGTTATTGGTTCTTTTATTGGCTCGGTGCGATGGCTGGTAAAGCATTATCTAAACGAACTAAAGCCTAACTCTGGTTCTTCTATGCGCGACCAGATAAATACCCTGGAAGCGCGTGTCGAAACCATACTTCGTATTTTGGAGAGGTGACAATTAACACATGGCAAGAAAAAAGGTTATTGACCTAGATACTTATTCAGCCTTAGACGCTTGGGCAATTTCTCTGCAGGAAATGTATAGAGCGTTACGTAGAGCAGGTTTTGAAGTGGATTTAGCCTTAGCAGTTATTGTTGAACCTCAAGCATACCCAGCGTGGATTTTGCCTAGTCCAATAGACCCAGAACGTTTCGGCGATTATGATGACGAAGATGAGGACTAATGAAACGAACTATCGTCTGGCCAGACCTTCAGTGCCCGTACGAAGATTCTCATGTCGTTAGAAATTTTGCCAGTTTTGCTAAAGCATTTCGGCCCGACGCTGTCGTTACTATCGGAGACGAAATTGACTTACCTCAGATATCAAGATGGACTGAAAACACTCCAGGATGGTACGAACAGACCCTAGCCGATGACCGGGACCATACGGTAGACGTTTTATGGGAATTGACTCAGTGGGCTAAAGAAGCACACACTATTCGCAGTAATCACACAGACCGGTTATATAACGTCATCATGAAAAAGATACCGGCGTTTCTATCTTTACCGGAACTTCGATTCGAAAAGTTTATGAAGTTTGATGAATTAGGTATTAAGTTTCATAAGGACCCATTTCCAATCGCTAAAGGCTGGATAGCCATTCATGGAGACCAGGGTGGACTAAACCCTAACCCTGGCATGAGCGCACTTAATCAAGCCCGCAGACACGGTTTAAACGTCATTATGGGCCATACCCATAGGGCGGGCCAGTCTGCCTATACAGAGGCTTCTAACGGCCGCGTAGGGCGTGTTTTAAGGGGTGTAGAAGTCGGACACGCCATGAATGTAAAAGCGGCTAAATATGTATCTACCCCGAACTGGCAACAGGCGTTCGCGATAGTGACAGAAAACGGTAAAAATGTCCAAGTAGACCTAATACACGTCGAAAAGGATGGAACATTCCAGGTACACGGGAAGCGTTATGGACGACCTCGTTAGAGACATAATCCCCCTAAAACGGACAATAGATAACGCTGTAGATGACGCAGAATCGTTACCGTTTCGTTATCAAAATAAGTAGGTTCTAGTCGGACTCTCGATGTATGGTTCTTATACCTAAACAGAACGGGAGCAGTTATGAACAGTTTAACCATCATAAATCTATTACTACCGCTATTTACAATGTATGCCGGTTATAGATTAGGACTCGAAGTAGGTTTCGATAGAGGGAACGTACATGGGCGCAGAACTATAAATAAGCAGCGCGAGCGGGTCGGTAAGTGAAGGCTAGTGAAGTCCTATTATCTGCTACAGATGTCATCTCGGACAGAGGGGCAGTTTACGGACATCCTCGAATTAACCAGTATCGAATTGCTATGCGACTCCAGCAATTATTCGAAATACCGATTACGGATTACAAAGCGTGTCTGGCGCTGGTCGAAGTTAAACTCGCAAGGCTCCAGGAAACTCCAACACACCTAGATTCTTATATAGACGCCTGCGCGTACCTGGCAATAGCCGCCGAATTAGCAACAGAGGGAGACGAACTTTATGTTTAATTTAGAAGATTACGAAACAGTGGCCATGTTGAATAAATGGTTTACAGACAACTATCCGATGGGAAGGACTAATATTGAAATCACTTATCATGACGTGGAAAAGGGTTACATTACGTGCAAGGCTGAAGTTTATAGAGATGTTAATGACCCTAATCCTGCGGCTACTAATATCGCTCATGGGGTTAGGGATTTATATAACTCAAATATGCGTCGGTTTTACGCAGAAGATATTGCTTCGTCAAGTCTTGGACGCGCAATCACACTTCTTAAAGGCGGTCAAACTGCCACCAGAGACGACATGGAAAAAGTAAGCATAAGTAGTAAGCCGTTCGAAAAACGCTTAGAAGATAAAATAACAGTGCCGGTTGAATCTGACCCCTGGAGCACAAAAACAGTCGAAGCGCCTGTTACGAGCGCTGAAGCAGTAGCGAATGTTAAAGAAATTTTAGGCGGACAAACCGACAAAGATATACCTAGATGTCCACATGGTGAAATGTACTGGAAAACAGGTAAAACTAAAACTGGTAAACAATGGGGTCATTTCAAATGCCCTGCATCATCTTTAGGCGAGATGAACAGATGCGATAAGGATAAAGAAGTTATCTGGTATGAAATTAAGCCAGATGGAACATGGGGACGTCAGAAGGACAGGTTCTAAAATGGGTAAACTCTATTTTAAAAACATGGACGAAGAATGGGAGCAATTTCCCACAGATGAAATGTTAGACGCTGCGCGCCAGGCTGCTAACGATTTAGAATTATTAGGCTATAAAATAATCTGCCAGATGTGTAATGAAAAACCTACTATCCGGGAGATTAAAGAACGGGCCTATTATCAGGAATGGAAATGCCCTAAATGCTCAACGATTAACAGCGCGGGTAAAGCCTAAATGTCTTTATCAGACTGGGACTTAGATTTAACTCATGGCCAAGTGGGAGAGGCTTTAGTTAATGACTTACTAACTGGGGGTTTTACTGTTGAAGTCAAACGCGATAGGCGATGGACCGAAACAGGTAATCTATACATAGAAACCCACTGCTGGTATAACTCAGAAGAAGCATGGAAAGAATCGGGCATATTAGTTACTAAAGCCGATTATTGGGCCTTCGTCCTAAATGAAACCGTTTTAATGTTGCCTACAAAGAAGGTAATTGAAGCGTGTTTAAATTATGGTAAACAGGCTCAATGTAAAATCGAACCTAATCCTAGCCGGGGTTATTTGGTTAAAGTAGTGGATTTAATTGCCATCTCAAAGTAGAAAACATCGAGGCTACAGAACAGAAAAGGTAGTAGCCGATTATCTTTCGCAGTGGTGGCCACACGCACTAGCGAATGGGGCTGGACGTTCTGGGAACGACGTAACCGGAGTACCGTTCAATCTGGAGATTAAGGCGCGCAGCGCGTTTCAGCCTAAAGCATGGATTGACCAGGTTTCTAAACGAAGTGAAGCAGTTGGGGAATTGCCACTAGTTGTAGCCCGCATGAATGGCCAGGGGGAAGATGCTTCTAAGTATCTGGCGTTTATGCGTGTTGGAGACCTGGTTAATCTATTGCTAGCCGCAGGTTACGGAGATTTACAGTCAAACATGAGAGAATTAGAACCTCAGCGCTGTAATAAATGCGGTGCATGGACGTTTAAGGATGTCGAATGTCGAACTTGCCAGAAGGCCACTAATGCCAATTTATGAATTTGAATGCGACTGCGAAGCCAATCTACGCTTCGAAAAGGAGTTTAAAATAAATGAACCGCATATATACGAATGCCCTGTTTGCGATGGTGAGATGCGTAAAGTCTATAGTGCGCCTAATGTACATTTTAAAGGGAATGGATTCTACTCGACGGATTCTAAATAATGACACGCCGTTTGACCAGCACTTATGTAAATGTATTAGGTGCGTCCGGTACACTCAGAGGCTAGAGCGTCCCAAACGCTCAACGCGCACCGCTTCGCGGATAGTGCGCGGGGTAGCCCTCGTTATTGGGATAACTCTATTCATGCCAGTAGAGCAAGTATCTAACGCTCAAGTAATGCCAAACATAAACCCTAAGCATTACGCTAAATGGCAATTAAGTGCTAAAGAATATAGATGCTTAAATAAATTATGGAGTAAAGAATCGGCATGGAATCACAAAGCCGATAACCCACATTCAACAGCCTATGGAATACCACAATTACTCAAGATGACAGAGACAGACCCATTAAAGCAAGTAGACC